CTTCAGCAGTACCAAGCCTTTGAACACCCTTACCAATGTCGCTATATGTAGGTCTAAAGTCTGGGGTTCCTAAATTTGCAGGGGCAGCTTGTTGGGCGTTAAAAGCAGAAGTCCCATAATTTTCTGCAGCCAGCCTGTATGCTTCTGTACCCGGCGCCGCGCCGCCTGCTTGTTGGCTAATAAATGATTCCAACTGCCCGGGTTGTTGCGCTGCAAGAATTTGAGACCCGGTTACGTTTGTTGGCGCTATGCTAGGCAATACATCTGCACCTTGGTAACTAATACCTTGACTTAGATCTCCCATGGCTGCAGTTGGTCCCGCAGCATTTAAATTAGCGGCAGTAGCGTTGGCTACCCCTTGTTCAGCCCCCATAGTACCTAGACCAGAAGCGATATTAGCCCCACCATAGGCTCCAAGACCTGCTTGTAGCCCTTTCATTATGTTGCCAGTACGGGCGGTTTCTACACCCCCTACGATAAGCGCAGCAGATGCACCCCCTGTATAAGGAGCCAATGCCGCCCCGGCAATCATGGGTAGAAACCTACTAAAACTAAAGGCTTCGGGTAAACCCGTAGATGGGTTAACTGTCAATTTTGTCCCGTATTTGCCGCCTAGATACTGAAGTCCGGCAACTTCTTTAGGGCTGACATGCATCAGCATTGTGTCGCCATAGCGACCCTTGCTGGCAAGTTGTTGAGCGGTCTGTTTATAGTTCATATCGAGATTATCCTGAATTTGTCAAGTCAAGTCTACGGGTTAATTGCGGAAACATAGGTTATAGAGCCAATTGCCGACGGTATGGCTGGTCGGGCATAGGGAGTGGTTTGAACTGGGTCATGGAGCATATAGACCCCATCGGTTGCTGGAGAAGTGGCGTAGGCTTGGTCAGTAGCCCAATACAGTTTTATCTCATCGCCCACTTCAACCTCAAAAGTAATTTCAGAGTAGGCCGAAAGGTAACTAGGAACACCTGCACTTTTACGGGCTGGTACAGAAAATGTTGTAGTTGAATTTGATACGTCTACGTTATTTACTTTCATCCAAACTACCGCATCGTGAACAGCATTACCAGTATTAACAAGTTGTAGGCGATACGTAATTTTATACACCCCAGCCACATCAGCCGTAGCCGACCCGGGCGCATTAAGCGTCCAGAGATAACCAGAATCTAATGTATTCCATTTAACCAAAGTAGCCGTATTGCTTGCCGTGGCTAACTGATCTGTAGAATCTGATGCGGCTATGTGGGGAAAAGTGATGCCATTACCACCAACCCCGCCATTTAAAGCGTCAAGAATTGTGGTTTGGAAGTAATTATCTAGTAGATTAAAGTAAAGACGCAAAATACGAATTAAATCCGTATCATATTTTTGATCATATTCAATTGGAGGTACAGGTAGCGCGGGGGCTACGAACTTCTTACCAATCATCGCTTACCATCCGGGCGAACATCAATACGTGGACTACCTAACTGCCATTGAACACCTAAGTCTGTGGATTGAATTTTGAGCGCCATCTGACGGGCACGGGCACGTACAAATACCTGATCCGTATATTGACCTACTGATGTTTCAATTACCGGCTGGCTATCAGCAGGATCGCTAGTAAATGCAGAACCCGGAAAATTACGAGGCCGTATCTGTAGAGTTACCTCAGCGTTATTAGCCGTAGAACCGTTAAAGTTAACGTCTGGAATCATTCGTCGTGTCAACATAAACTGTTCACCATCTTCTAGATCAATGTCTGAAGACTGAATATAAGAATTCATTGGCAAAACATCATCATTAACACCAGACTCATGGTTATATAAATAGCCTGTAGTTGAGTTCTGTGCAGTCGATACTGCTTGTGGCAATGGTCTTAAGGCGCTATCTAACCAAGCCGTGCGTTCAATAGTTCCGTAGTACCAGACTCTTTCTAAATGGTTATAAACCACATACCGATCATTCCAGTTAGATTGGGCACTTGGATAGAACCACCAGATTTCGTTATAACCCTCATTTGTTCCACATACGATTTGATCCGCTTGGTTGTAGTTTAGATCTAAAAATACATAGTTACGTAATGTACAAGGCAGCGTCTCAACTCGACCTGAGTAAGCATAGAATTTATCCTGACCCATCCAATAAACTACGTTATTTGCGGCTACACAACATCTTGGGCCAATAATTGATATGTTATCTGCTAGTTCTTGTAGGCTAAATACATCTGTAGTACCAGTAAACTGTAGCGAATAAAGATTTGAGTTAGTCCAAATTAAAATTTCCTGCCGTGTAGCAAGAGCACGAATAATTTGTGAACCTCGTGAAATTCTTAAAAATCCCGCAGAGTTGGTAGGTGAAGGCGTCCAGTTGCCCGGATCATCCTGATTAGCCCACCTAATAAGAAGGGGATCAAAATCAGCCACACTAGTAGAACCATAAGGCACACACCCAAAAGCGAGAAGATGTTTATCGTTCTGTGATACAAGAATTTGCATGGCTTGGACGGGGACATCAGTTGCTCCTGCTAGGTCTTCTAAAAGAAAAGCCGGTGTAGCCAAGGCTGTGCTTGGGTCTACCGAACTACCACGTTCCCAGTAATAAATTGGTCCATCACGGTAGTTCATTACTAAGTCGTTATCAAAGTTATCAAACCACCAATCTCGTTGTGGTAAAAATACAGGCTCTACAGAACCAACGCCCCAAGCACGAGACGGCGGATCTCCACCCCAGACACTTGTACCCCAACCATAACCAGCCGTTAATGCCGCATTGCCGGGTTCAATTTGGAAAGTAACGTTTATTGATGTACCACCGGCACTGGAAACGGTCGCATTAGCCGACGTAGCAACCGTTACGCTAAAGGCATTGGCATTAATAACTGTGGCTGTGTGTTCGGCATTTATTTCTGTTACTGGGATACCCCCTATATTTACCGGAGATCCTGAACCTGCTACTCCAGAAATAGTTACATAGTCTCCATCTGCCGCCCCATGAGCATCAATAGCCACAATTACTACAGGCGAGGTATTTGTAGTAGATATGCAGTTATCTGTATCAGGAGTGGCAAAAGTTGCCCTTATTGGGGTAATGTCATAGAAGTTACCACCAGCCTCAATATAAACTTTTAAATTTGTCCCAATGGCTAAGAAATTATCAGTAAAGGATGTAATCCATCCAAACATCTGACGGCACACCCCAAGAAAAGTATTTTGACCCACCTTTAACCAGCCGCCAACCTTTTCAGGATAGCCAGACCTAAACCGAATCTTGTCGCACTCGTACCAGCCACCCTCGTTTGAGTAGTTGGTCTGATCCCGGTTTATCCCCGGTTTAAATTGAAGTTTTATAAATGGCATGACGTACCTTCTAGGCTACAAGCCCCGGCAGATATACCGTTTTACCGTCCCGCTTAGTAGCAGTCAAGTTCTGCTTCTTTAAATTAGCGGGGTCGTAGGAAACATGCACCCAACCCGAATCTGGCACGCCGGGGGTGTAGAACTCAAGGATTAACTGGGTGTACTCAAGGTTGTCCATAATCCACACGGCTAAGTCCGCGTTGGCAATACCGGGAATCTCAATGTCAGCGGCTTGTCCTTTACAATGGTCGGACGTTTTGGAGCCTCCCACCTTTGCGTTGACTTCGGGATGTCGGAACCCTGAGTTGACCTTGACTCCGGTTTGAAAGTGGTCACGGACGGGCTGGAGTACCTTTTCGCAGAGTGTTTTAAGATTAGCAATCTCAGCCTCCCCCGGTGTGTTGTCCATATCATGCCGCAGTGCAGTATCAGACTTCACCATCTCGGCAAGAGAAAAGTTAGCGGTCAAGTTCATTTCTTGGCCTTCATATCCATGATCTTCTCAAGGGTGCGCCCACCAAAGTAGAACGACATAATTAACATCCCCCACTGGCCCAAGAGTTCTACATAGTTATTGTTTACCTCAATCTCCCAAGCGGACATCATCCCAAATACGGTGTAGGTCAGCAAAATAAAGATTAGCGTCATAGGCCGGATGTTCTTAGATAACCATGAGTCCGACTTCATATCGGCTTCAGCCCGTTTGGTCAAGTTATCCTGCTCATTCATGTCGGCTTGGAGTTTGGCAAGTTCGCCCTTTTGTTGCATCTCTAAAAGCATAGCCTGCGCTTTGGCCCGTGCCTCTGGGTCAGGCAGAACCTTGTCCAGAACCTTTTCCCCTATACTTAGTAATGCGGCTATAGGTAACATTATTTCTTACTCCTTGAAAGCATGGTTGCGGCGATATTAAGCATCGCCCGGGTTTGATCTAAATCAGCGGGAGGAGTTGCCCATCCCACCGTAATCTGTCCTATAAACCGGCTAGGCTCAGGCGGGATACTGATTCGACACCCAAACCGCATACCCTTATCTATATACCAAAGGCCAATCTCTGACTGTGCTGCCTTGTATTCACTGCATGGTACGTTGCCTGCCATGAGGTCTACTACGTCCTGATTATTGGATTGGTTAGCGGTAAAAAGTCCTACATCCAACCCGTCGTTAGTCTTGTCCCTACCTTCTTTGGTGTATGCCCGATACTGCACTCGGGTTCCAAGCAGGGGGTTGACCTTAAATATCGCCACGGTAGTAGCACTCGTGGTCTTAAATATGTGGGATACGGCATCATCCACACGGTCTTCAACAATCTCGGGGAGTTTCTGGCTTTCCTTATAGGTGCCTACGATTAAGTCTTTGTTGTCGTACAGCATCCAACCGCCAAAGGCCAGCACCGCCATGAGAATCAGGGCAAAGAGTTTAAACGGCGAGTCAACATACGCCAACACTTTAGACAGCGTGTCGTTAGCGTTTAGTTTCTCAGCCATTACAGATGACCCTTCATAATGTAATAAATTGTAACCACCAAAAACGCCAGCATCACACAAATAATCTGCAACTCCCGCATCTTCGCTACATCCCTGCCCAGTGCATCTTTACTTTTGGCATAACGGGCAATCATGTCCTCTTTAATCTTCTTGACCTTCTCAAACTCTTCTTCACCTTTAAAGTGCCCAAACTGCTGAACCAGAAAATCTCGTACTTCTAACTCCATGCGGCGTATCTGATCTAGCCTGCGCCATTCCGCCATAGCGGTCATGATTGTTATTTCACCTTCAGTATTCTTACGTACATTCTTAAAAGCATGACGGGCTTTGACCTCCGCCATACCAAAATTCTGAATCGACTCAACGGCTGAACTTATCTCCTTACCCGATTGGATAGCAGATTTAATGCTCTGGGTTGCCGCCTTGGCGGTACCGATAATCGGATCTAGATCTGACATACATTATTTTCCCCAGACCGTAGCCCCAGCCTTTGGTACCGAAGTTGCCCAGATTGATACAGACTGCTTTAAACGAAGCGGCGCACCACAATCAGAGCAGGTATCTGCCTCCAACTCATGCTCGTCTAAGTCGTATCCACAAGAGGCGCATACTTGTGTGATTTCGGTTTGAGGGTGCTTAACGCCATCAATCTTTTGGGCTTCAAATAATCTTTTCATAGTTATCCTTAAACGGTTGGCCCGTTAATTGTTCCAGTCACGATGTAGTTAACCAAAGAATTTCCAGAGATAGAAGTACCGGCTGCACCGCCTGCTCCCCCCGCACCTCCGCCTGTCGAACCTGCTGTACCATATCCACCACCATTACCCCCGGGGCCTGCACTTGGGCTACCAATAGCGCCGCCTGTTCCAGCCGTTGTAAGAGTTCCAGCAGTACCGGGTGAACCTGTTCCTCCGCCACCAAATCCAGATACTCCATTACCACCTGAGCCATTTCCTATACCACCACCGCCACCACCACCCCCTGTTCCGCCACCGGGGTATGCAAATGAACTACCACCGCCACCACCGCCACCACCACCAGCGATTCGGTTGTTATTGGTTAGATTTACGGTAATTGTTGTAGTTAATGCATTACCACCCGCAGTTCCTGCAAATCCGGCAACAGATGCCGTCGGGGGTGGGTAAGGACTTCCACCATTACCACCATTACCGCCCCTGCCTAAGATGATCCCATTGTTAGTTAGATTAAGGCGGCTACCTGAAGGGTATGAAGTTCCCGTTGTAAACGCAGGGGTCGATGTTGAAGCTGAGTAGACCGTAACCCCATTATTAATAGTCACATAAGCATCGAGTGGCGTTATTTGATTCCAGCCAGCCGCAACAGCCTCAGCCCTAAGATTGTAATTTATATAATTTGAAGAAATAGTCGCTGTAAATTTAAAGAAACCCCTAGCCGTGAGACCAAAGCCCCTAGCCGCTGCCGCTCCAACTGTACTAAGAACTGGCATCTTTAATCCTTACGCAAACTGAGACAGGGACGCAAAAACAGTAAATGTTGCATTTGCGGTCTTAACAATTGTGTAACTGTAGACATCAACCCCGCTGGCATTGCCCGCAGTCGGTGCAGACCCACCCTGCCATTTTGGAGTAACCGAACTACCGTCAACCTGTACAGCAGAGTTATAGTAAGCAACTGTGGTTTGGGTGGCAAAGAACACTACCGTCATTGACTCACCGGTACTCATAACTGAGTTAAGCGACGTAGAGCCGTCACCCCGGAAGTTCAATGTCCAGTTGCCT